GATGTTAGTAGTAATGCTTTAGTGACTGCGTCTTTGATTAAATACACAGATGAACATTAAGTCTTCATCATCAGACTTGTTATATACTTTATGATATGCCCCATCTGGAATAATAAATGCTTTACCTGCTTCAATGTGATGTTCCAAATCACCAATAATCATAGATCCTTGACCAGATAGGAATGTATAAACTTCTTCAATACCTTCGTGACTGTGACCAGATGTTTCTTGACTTGGTTTAAGTATTGTGGTTGAAACGGTTAGTTGTTCTAGATCTGTATTATCCACAATAGTATAAGTATCATTATCCTTTACTACATCACCGTCTAACATTCTAGTTGCTTGATTTTCACACACTTGTTTCTTTAAACCAGATGATGAGAAGTTGTGGTCACGTCTATTATAATATGTATCAATTGGCAAGTCGTCACCAGTGAAAGAACTATCTCTATAATCAGATCCAATAAACCTTACGTCAATATGATACAGTTGAAGTAAATCAATCAACTCTGCTTCAGTATTGTAGGGGATAATCTCATCAACATACTTAACTGCTGACAATTGAGCATAACGTTCAACCACAGATTGCACTGGGTATCTACCATTCTTATGAGGATTAACGTTTAGACCAACGATTAGTTTATCACAATTTTCACTACACTCTTTAAGCATAGCAATATGACCTGCGTGTAACAAGTCGAACGAACTACAAGTAAACCCTATCTTCTGCCAATTATCTTCATTCATAATATATCCTCTATTTAAAATTAAGTCGTTATCACTTATTATACTCTATAACGACTACTATGTCAATCTTTAAGTGCATTAAAGTATATTATACTATCCTTTTAACATCTTTTGTAATTCCGCAGTACTGCCTACGAATAAAGCATTCGTCACGTTCTGTGCTGTATTAGTGCTACCAGTATCTTCTTCCTCACGTTGTAACTCTTTTACTTTCTTTTGAATAGATAGTAAATCTTTGTTAGCATCCATTAAGGTTTTTGATAACGTAGCAACTACTTCAAAAGCACGTGGGTGTTCTGAAACCTTTGCTAGATCTAATAGAGAGTCTAGTGCTTGTGTACCTTTATCAATAACACTGTAAAGGTTTTCTCTAGCAAACTCGTAGTCATCGTTGATGTCAGTTTGCTTATCACCGTGTACGACTGCAGTTGAGATCGCAGTATCAGTTTCAATTAAGTCTGAGTCTACGTCTAGTATATCGTTAAGGTTTTTGGTTAGATTTGTTGTCATAATATATTCTCATTGTTTAGTCGTGATTGTGTCGATCCTTTCCATCAAAGTAATCAAACTTATCAAATGCATAACCATAGTCAGTATTAGAAGTAATACCACCAATTGCTATACTCGCACTTGAATTAGAAGTAGGATTGCCATTTGCCAATAGACCTGGAGTCAATTTAATCTTAGAGTCAGGTCCACCTGTTAGGTCTGATGTAAAGTCAAGTATAGTTCTTTTAATAACACCCTTGTTACTTACTGGTCCAAAGATATAACCTTTAACCGTAAATGTAAATGTGTAGATGATGGCACGTCTAGACTGGAAGTCTGCATCATATGCATCTTCAATACTCATACCAGTTAATACAGTAGGAATATCATAATACTCATTCATCTCAGGAACAAGTTTGACTGAATTAGTCCACTCTGGTCTGAAGAACGGTAGGATTTGCTCAACAACTTGAACAGCATCCTCATTGTTATCGAACATACCACTTAACGTGATATTAATATCATAAGGAACTGGAGTAAATTGTGAACGATTTTTGTCAGCACCTTTACTTATATTGGTGTTACGTTGCATCTTGTTCAACGTTCTAGTCGGATCGTAAGTCATATCCGTAACTTCAAACGAAAGTCTAGGTAAAGTTATTGCTACCTTTTTATTAAGGTTAGCATCATCTCTTAAACGTACAAGAAACTTTTCTTTTGGACCATAAGCAATAGGAACACGAATAGTTTGTACTGCCGTTCCTGCTTTATTAAAACGAGAAACGTCTATGTCGTTGAACATATTGCCAAACATAATAATATGTTTTCTTATAGCACTATGATAGTATGAATGTCCGAACATATGTTACCACCCTGTCCCTTCAGAGAACGGATTGCTCTCTGAAAAATCTATAAAGTCTGCTGATGAAGTTTGGAAGAATTCGTTATTAGCAGACTTATCTGCAGTCTCAACACGGAATCCATCTTGTATCATTTGATCGCCACTTTCAAACGCAAGAACGTTACCATCTTCATCAAGTAATTCGAAGAATGACATATCACCAGATAAATCATCTTCAAGTGCATCGATACCAGCAATACCAGTGTCAATAACTTGATGACTGTATTCAAATAATTCACAACGTAAGTCGTAGGTTTGTAACCCACCCATCTGATAGAAAATTGCTTCGTGTTCAACGAACTTAACCTCAAACGTTTTACCGTTAAGGGGGAAGTAAATTAAATCACCCTCAGCAGGTCTACCAATAGATTCGGTTGTATCACTAATAGCAATCTCTTCACCGAATCGTCTTTGCGAAATAGTGAGAACCATCTCATCTCTAATCTCAAGTCCAAACTTAGAAAGGAAGTCGCCATCACCCTCGAAACCGTCAGTTGATTTGACATACATTTCTAGAGGATATGCATTCTCAAATTTAGATAGAACATCTTCACCAAATAAGTTATCTTCGGCGACCATAGTTCTAGGCAAGTAGAAACACTCAATGCCATAGATCTTGATGCTCTCAATAATCAGGTCTTCAATTAGACTCTGTTCTTGGAAGTTTCCATAGTTGTTAAAGTAAAGATTAGTCGTAGACATATTAACCTGTTAAGTCAAATACTAAACCACCTTGATTAGTAATTACTTCTTCTTCAAGTTTAGCAATTTCCTCAGTAGCATCTTGTAGTATTTGCGTACCATTAAAGGTAACTCCACCTGGAAGTTGCATTCCTTCAAACTTAGAAAGGTTTTGACCCCATTGCTTTTTAATCAACGCAGTAGCATAGCGTCTCAACCACCAATCACCATAAACTTGTGAATAAGTTTCAGGATCCATTGCTTTGTAGCATTCAATAATAACATACTCACCAGCAGTTAAACTTGACCAATCAGCATCTAAATATAATTTATCAGTATGACGACTAAACCTGTAACGTTGTCTACCCACAAGTAATTCTTGCATTAAGGCAACACGTTCCATTGACATTACAAAATTAGCAAACTGATAACCAGTCCAGTTTTGAATATCGTTTAGTGTGATTTGATACTTAGCATTGAAGATGTTATTAGAACTTGTATTATTACCCAAAGGGAATATATCAATAATGCTATTAACAGTAGTAGGGATTGCGATATACTTATTAGTAATATCAGTAGCAGTTAGTTGATGCTTTAAGAATGTTCTCTCTGTACCATCATAGTGATAGTCGTGATAGAATGCGAGTGCATCGTCAAGTCGGTCTTGTATTTGGTCTTCATCAACGTTAATCTCGATGACTGGAGCACCTAAACGTCTTAGACAATACTTTTTAAGTTCTTCTCTAGTAGTGGGGTTTGCCATTGAATAGTTCCGGAATGTATTTGTATAGAACTATTTATAATAATTTTAATTATGATTGTGCTTATCTATTCTACTTATTAGTGGTTGCAGATATTTTTTGTATGATTTCCATTTATCCGAACTACCTTTATACATTTTTTTTGTTACTTGAACAATACTAGAAGTCCTCACTGCTCTTTTAGTTTTATGGAAATCTAAACACTTATCTTGCCATTCTAAATCGCAAAATTCTAATATATTTTTAGATTCTTCTAATTGATTTTCTGTTAAGTTTTCGTATCCAACATTATATATCTTCCCAGGAAATTTCTCTTTCCAAAATGCCATCATATCTTCGTATAGGTTATTAAACTCAGCAATCTCTTTTAAATTATACGCATATTCATGATCATCACCAGAAAAGTTATGTTTATATATTGACCAACCAGTGGCAATTGGATCTCTCACCATATTAATAATTTTTGCATTAGGAAATGCTGCCAGGATAAACCCAATCCACTGGAAATTGTAAGTCATTTTGTCAACAACAACCTTTTCATTAACATTAAATGAATTTAATACTTGCGTATAATTGTTTCTTATAGTGGTTATGTCATTGTCAGATAACCCATTCTTATTTGAATCTATTAACGGAATTATAATATCTTCTAATGAATTCAATTCACCACCACCATACACCTTTGTGTGTGTTGATAATATTTGTTCAACCAAAGACGTTCCTGATCTCATCATACCAACAATAAAAATGGGGGTGTATTCGCTTTTTTGTTTAGATGGAATAATAGTAGAAGAATCGAATACGGTTTTTATGGTGGTTAAATAATCCTTGTCCATAGATATACTATAATCTAATCCCTTTCTCTTTAAATTATTTCCCTCATAAAAATATTTAAACGACTTATCATATTCCCCAATATCATCAAATGCTTTACCTAATGAAAATGCTATATAACCCCTATCAATTCCTAATGCTTGCGGATAAATGCTTTCCAGATAATCGATCACTGGATCGTTTTTAACAAATGTGATTATACCGCTCAAGTTGAAATGTGCAATTGGATAGTTTGGTCTCAATTTGACTGCGTGTAAATAATTTTCCTTCGCCTTATCTAAGTCTCCATAATCAAGATACGCTGTGCCTAGATATTGTTTTGCTCTAAGTGTTCAATCCTCTGCTCCATTCATAGTCCTTATGGTTTAGTCGGATATACTGGACTATCAACATCAACACTTGCTGGTAAATCTCTTAATGCTTGACGATAAGTAATCATATCATCACTCATCGTTACATCTGATAAACCAGTCCAATCGGTATCTGTTAATAATTGATTGCGTTTACCTCTAATCTCAATCATCTTTTCATCAGTAGTTTTATCTCTAACGGTAAATCTCACCCATTCACCATCAATCACCGAACCATCGTGCCAATCCATTGTTTGACCCTCTGTTAATGTTGGTGGGGTTGCTACTGGTGTTAGTTGTTCCAAATCCGCATACGCTTGTCTTGGATAATTAATATCATTAATAATAACGCTATTGCCTACATATTCGCCATTCATTACATAATCTGTCATTTTTTGTCCTCTAAATATAAAAATTCATCTTTAATTAATTCTTTAATACCAATACGGCTCATTACATCTTTATGTGCATCGTGAAATGTTTCTGCCATTCTGTCAAGGAAAGCGTATAGGTGATTAACTGTTGGCATCTTACCCTCAGCAATCATCTTATCTTCACCAGCGATATAATCAGCAATAATCT